TTTAATATCTTGGGAATGAAAGCAATTGCTACATTCTTAAACAGTTTAGTACAGGAGTCAGACAATGACGAAACAATTAATAGACCGACCACACACTAATCACATTCGCAACTTTGACAGAATGACGACAGAACTTAGCCCATACATGACAGAGTTTGAGATTGACCAAATCGTAGAATTCATGGTTACACTGAAAGATACGAAACACGATATCAACCCTTCAATTGAAGATAGCAAAACTCAACTTAGACTAATATTAGGATCAGAACGTTATGAAGAAATTGTTATGCAATGGAAACTTAAGAATCAACAGATCCTCAGTAGTTTTGGTACACTCAAGTACAAAAACAAAAAAGACCCTTCAGACAAAACTCTTTATGATGGACTAGATCCAGAAGATAACGTCAATGATTGGGAAAAGATTTATGTCTAAGATAGAGTTCTTACAAGAATGCACATGCAGTTACAAATTCAAAAAGATGCTTTGGTTAATAGAATATCATCCTATGACTAAAGTAATGGAACTGTATAACCTTCATCAATTAGTACGTAAGAACGTTCGCTATCATCAATTAGAAAAAGCATTCAATGAAAGATTTCAGAAAAATGAACAAAAACAACAATAAACAAGATTTAGTTAACAGTAACATGGAACAACTGTTTAACTTACCACCTGGCTCAACTGCACAAGATAAATCAAATAAAGTCTTGCGTTCTAACAAAAAAGATAAAGAGACTGAACCTATGGTTGATAATCAAAATCTTCAAACAAAGAAAAAAGGTAGAGGTGGCGCAAGACCTAACAGTGGACGTAAAGTGGGCAGTACTGTTAAACTATCAGCAGCCGATTTACTTGCTGAGATTGCTAGACAAGATAAGCCATTCGCTGAGGGACTAGCAGAAGATTACAAAAGAGCACGACTAGAAGGTGACTTGATGATTGTGCAACGTTACCAACAAATGTTTTTGAGCAAAGTCTTAGCAGACAAACAAGAAGTAGACATGACAAGCAATGGACAGACAATAGGGGCAAGTTTTACTTTCCCATCAAGTGAATTGCCTGACTGGACTGATGAACAACCGATCAAACATTGATATTCCCTTATATGGTGAGCAGAAAACCATTCTAGCAGATTGGCTCACTACCGACAAGCATTGTATTGACATAGTGCCTGTTGGTAGTGGAAAGACATTCTTAGCAAGTATAGCCTTGCCGATATTCGCTAGTGACCCTCGCTATCATAAAGGAAAGGATATAATTTACAGTGCCCCAACAGGTGCTATGATTAAATCCTTAATCTGGGAGCCACTCAAACAAAGTTGCATAAAGTACTTTGGATTGGTAGATGGCAAAGACATTAACAACAGTGAACTAACAATTAAGTTTCCTGGTGGTGTCTTTATTCGTTGTAAGTCAGCAGAGATGAGGGAAAACTTAAGAGGTCTTAACGTAGGTGTGTGGATTGCAGACGAGGCGGCACTGTACACACAAGATACACTACAAGAGATTACAAACCGTCTTAGACCAAAAGTGGGCCAGCCAGACACATTCGGTCGTCTTATCGTCATCTCAACACCAAATGGTAATGGTCCATTGTACGATTTGTTTCAAACAGCAAATCAAATGATTGACAGATATATTGTTAGACATTTAAACTATTTGCAAATGCGTTCAGGTAATCGTCAGTTTATTGAAGAACAGAAACGCATACTAAGCCCATTAAAGTTTGCACAAGACTATATGTGCTCATGGGATCAAGTTGAGAATCAATTCTACTATACATGGAACAAACACAAATATTGTGCGCCCGTAATTGACAATGGTGGAGATTTGTATTCACTACATGACTTTAACAAACGCAGAATGACCGCAGTCATTGTTCAAGTTAATAACCCATATAAATCTGATGGCAAAATGGAAGTGTTGAAAAGTTACGCTATCAATGACTGTAGCACAGAGGGCATAGCACAAGCAATTAGAAATGACTTTCCACGCAGAAGAATCAACAGTATTATTGACATGAGTGGTACACAAGTAAACAGAGATACAACAAGCCCATTCGGAGTCACAGACAGAATTATATTAGAAAAATATGGTTTCACTATTATTAACAATAAGAATAGTAATCCTCTTATTGCGGATACTGACAATACTAGCAATAGTTTTATCAATCGTGGTGGTTTAGTTGTACAACCTGATGACAAGATATTGCTTGAAGCATTAGGCACATACCACTTTGAAGATGGATCAAGAAAGAAACTTGTAAAATACACAGAGCAAGCATACGCACACATAGACGGTTTAGGAGACTGTATTCGTTATGGAATACATCATCTGTTCCCGATCATGCATGAGAACACAGGACCTGATTACATCACTAGCGATAGTAGAGCAACTAAGCGTCCAGGATATGAACATTTACCATACAGCCCATTGTACCCAGGCGGACCAAGTTGGGAAGAATTGATGAATGAAAATTTAAACGGAAGTGATGATTACGTCACATATTAACAAATGAACAATAAAGAAAAATATCAATCATATTTTGATTCACACGTAAACATTGATGATACCGGTTGTCATCGTTGGGTAGCAGCCAAAAACAATATAGGTTATGGCATGTTTCGCTATGATGGCAAAATGCGTAGCGCACATCGTGTAATGATGGAGTGGGAAGGTCATGACATCGTAGGTAAAATAGTCTATCATAGTTGTGACAATTACGACTGTGTGAATCCAGATCATCTTAACGTTGGAACACGCTTTGATAAAAGCAAAGTAATGAGCGAAAAAGGTAGATCGGGTTTATATTGGAGAGACCCTAAGTACTATCAATCATGTAGTCACTGTGGTTACACAGGTAGCCCTGCAGTCGTGGCACACTATCACAACGATAAGTGTGCTCAGAAACCATGATTGATATAAAGTATAAATACATCATGGCCGCTATTCTCGCGGCTAGTGATGCCACGAGAATTAACAAAGGAAATAGTTGAATGAAGAATTCACAATTAATGAAAAAGAATCCCATATATGGTGCAATATATGAAACAATGATTCAATATCAATATGCGTACTTAGGTGGATACGTCTTTAAGGGATATGTTCGCAAAAAGCGCCCAAGTGAAGATAGTGTTATTCACATTGATTTAATTAAAAACACAGTTGCACAACCCATTTGCCGTTACATAGTAGACACAATCAATGATGTATTGTTTGAGCCAGGCGTCAAGCGTTTGATTCAATTTGCAACACCTACTGGTGCTAGAGTCTCAACAGATAATATGGAATGGCAAGAACTATTTCAATTAGACGCAGACTTACAGAATCGTACATTGACTGGTTTCATGGAACAAGTAGGCGATTTATCAAGTATATTTGGTCATTGCTGGGTGTTTGTTGACATGCCTACACATGAACAAGGTAATCTTGGCAGACCATACGTTTGCGCTATCAGCCCATTAGATGTTTGGGACTGGGAGTTTGAGATATATGGTGGCAGACCTATTCTCAAGTATGTAAAAGTAAAAGAAAAAGAAACTCCTGAATGTATATACTTCAAGTGCTATCATTTAGGTACATCAGATACACCAAGTTACTGGCGCAGTTATGAAGTTGAAAAAGCAAATCCAGAACATGAAGCAGAACTTGAAGGTGAAGGCTTCTATCCTCCTGGTATGGGCATCCCTGGCTTCATAGCATATGGTCGCAGAGACCCACGATTGATTGACGTTGGCGTATCAGATATTGATTCAGCAAGCGAAGCAATGCGTGAACATTACAAATTAGAATGTGAAGCATATCAATCAATTCAATTTGCTAAAACAATTATTCGTGCAGACAATGGCGTTAAAGTTCCTGCTCACGCTGGTGCAATCGTTCGTGCAACACAAGGACAGATTGAAACTATCAGTGTAGATACAGGTGACGTTGATAAAATCATTAGTAAGCAACAAGATATTCTAGATCAAATTGAAGCACTAACTGGCCTAGGTGGATTACGTAGTAGTAAACATCAAGTACAATCTGGTGTATCCATTATTGAAGAACGTAAACAATTGCATAGAATTGCAAAAGCAAAAGCACGTGAGATGGAAATCGCAGAAGAAAATATTTGGACATATGCCGCACGATTCATGGACATGCGTTGGGGCGGTGAAGTAGTATATGGTACTGACTATGAACAGCATGACACTAATTACAGAATGGCTGTGATGCAAAAAGCAAAAGAACTATTGCCTGACAATGAATTTGTTAAGGGAATGATACTACAAGAAGTAGTTGCAATGCTTGCTCCTGGTGAAGAACTACAACAATATCGTGATGCTATTCTTCCTTCATTACCACCAGAACTACAAAAACTACAGACTGAACAAGACAACGAAGTTTATTCACGTGATTTGGGTAGTCAAATACCTTTAGACCCAGAATATGAATTCATTAATGGTGAATACGTCAAAGTATCAGACGATGAATCAGACGATGAATATGAAAGCGAAGGCGCTGGCGAAAGTGAAATTATGTCTAATAGTACAATACAGTATACTGGTCAAAGTTACACAACACAAGACGCAATCGCAGTACAATTAAATGGTATCAACAGTGGTAGATAAGGTAGATATTGGCAACTTTCTGCCACTCTTAAGTGATACGATAAATAGATATTACAACTCGGTGATTCCGAAATAATCAAGGAAAACAAATGAACGATTTAAAAGATGAATTCGTTGGCAACGATAACGCCGCTGATAACCTTACAGCAGACATTAGTCTAGATCAAGGTAGTGATGCACCAAAAGTAAACCCTGGTTCAATTCGCAAGAGTCAAACACAGAGTATTCTTAATGCACTAAGCAACGCAGCCGGCGTACAGTTTGAATCTGTTGAAGCGGCAGCAGCATGGGCAGCAAGAGTAGGCGCAACACAAGCAAACGGTGGCAACGTACAGCCAGTGGAGAAACCAACACAACAAAGAGGTCGCCCCGCTCAGAACGATTTGCATGAACAATTTAATAAACTTCAATTAGACTTAGCACAAAAAGAGCAACGTCTACGTGAAAAAGAATTAGATTCAGACATACAAAGATTCATGGGTGAAAAGTTTGATCCCGATTTGATTGATTATGCTTTGAGTAAAATCAAAAGTAACATTCAATGGAATACTGATGACGGTACATATTCAATCGTCAATCAAAAGGGTCAAGAGCGATACGGTAGTGATGGCAATCCATTAACGTTAAACGGTTTAGTGAATGAAGTTGCAAAGGGTAATCCTAAATTACTTAAGCAAAGTTCACAAAACAGTGGTTCAGGTTTACGACCAGGACAAGGCAGTTTCGCAGGTGAATTTGGGGAATCAGTTCCCGATTATACACGTGACCCAGCCGCATTTAACGCATGGGCCGCACGTAATGGCTTAGGCAAGAATGTTGGATTAAAGGGCATGGGAGTCACAGCAACTGTTAGTTCAAGTAGTAAACGAATCTTATAAATGCCAACAATCATTATTTAAGGAGATTTCAAATGGCTTATGTATTAGGTGGTTCCAACAATGAAGCAGACGGCTTCACAACCGCAATTGCGAATTTCGCACTACGTGCAATGCACGAATCAAACGGTATGGTCAACTTGACCAATGTCGTTACACCAACTCAAGGTAATCAATTCTTAGTTCCTAACTTTGCTCCAATCACATATCAGGATTACAATCCTGCTGGTGCTGGTGGTAACGTTCAAGGTGACGCTAGTGAACAAAACCCAGCATTGGGTCAAGGGTCTATCACTGCAACTCCTGCAGTAGCCGCAACAGCATTTGATGCGTTCTACTCATGGACAACTAGTTTCCAATTGGCTGCAACATTAGGTGCAGAATTGGGTGACAGTTTCGCAGAAAAGGTTGACCAACGTGTTGCTGCTGCTTTTTCTGATTT